ACAAGTATCATAAACTTGTTTTTGCATAGAAAAATAATTGTATAAGAAAGTAGCTAAGTCGTTAGAGATAGCCGATTCAATGACACAAAAATTATCTTTTTTAAAATTATATTTTTTTGCCATTTATACCTTCTTTGCCATTTCTTTTAATATTGCAGATATACAAATATGGATAAATCTAAATGGTTTCTTACCATAATCTACTGAATATTCATGTTCCATATATCCTGGAAATATAATTAAAGTTCCAGGTTTAGGTTTAAAATGAACCAATTCTGTACCATGAAAAATACCATTACCAGGTTTCATTTTTAATTTGGTTGTTCTAGCCCCTGTTCGTGGTTCATGGAAAATAGGAAAAGATGTTTCTTCACCACACTTTAAAAAATAAAATGCATTGACATGGGTATTCCAATGAATGTGAGCAGAGTGATGTCCACCACCTTTAGATGCAAATTCTTGTACCCAACTTTGTTCAAAGAATGTTTGATATTGTTGCATATCAAATCCTTGCCAATCTAAAAATTCCCAACACTTTTGACCTACATAATTATGAAAGTCTTTAAATTTTGTATCTACGGTTAAAGGTGTAGAATGATGTGCAATTCCAAAGTCACCATGTTTTTTAATATGATCTTTATTTCTTTTTCTTGCTTCTTTAATATAAGGGTCTGAGGCTTTGTTTAATGATTTAATGAATTCAGGTTTTTCCTCAATCCAAATGGGAGTTTTAAAATACTCTAATATTTGCATATTTATTTAAATGGATATCCAAGGTTCCATATTACCAATGAATATCTAGTTCCTCTTGTTACAGGTTGAACTCGATGCCACACAAAAGAAGGAAATACTACTATCGAGCCTTTAGGTAATATTTCTTTGGAAGTGATAACATGTTTATCTTCATCTCTCATATGAGGATCATATGACCTCGTATCAAATTGAAGCTCACCACCAGTATATTCAGAACCGTCCGTTAATTGACAGGTTACAGAAAGTTTCCTAATCATTCCATGATCTGGTTCACCAGGTTTATTATAAGGTTTATCCCAACTATCACAGTGCCAATCATAATATTGATTTAATTTATATTTTGTAAATTGACAAGATTCAGATCGTACCCAATCAAAATTCCAACCTGCATTTTTATTAGCTTCATGAACATAAGGATGTATTTCTTTATAAATCCAAGTATCATTGAGCCAAACTAAATCCGATTTTCTTTTTCGTTGCATATTTAATACTTCATCTTCAGATAATTCTTTATTACCAAATCCACCTGTTCTTGCTATAGTTTCTTTTTGTGATAATGCATATTTAATAATGTCATCACATAATCTAGGTGGTAATGCAGATTTAAAAGCCCAATAATAATTAGATAAATTCATAAGTAATCGTTTGTATAAAATTTAATTGATCGCTAGTATTAGGTGAAATGTAATACATTTGTGTTGCTGGAAACATAATAAATTCATTGTTGTTTAATGGTATATCCCAACTTCTTCCTGCTCTTCTATTATCGTCAAAATGAATTCTCACAAAACAAGAATCTTTGGCTAACTTAACACCATATAAAAATACAAAGTCAGGTGAATTTCTTAAATCAACTTTATCAACTTGTAATAAAGGAAGTGATGCTTCTTTAGGTTTATAAATATTTCCCCAAGTCTTTTTATTAATAAGAGAAAAACCATATTCTAAATTTACATGGTCTCTCATATAAGTATTTAACATGTCCCACGTTTTTGAAAATGGAAATTCTTTATTAAATAAAACTTGAGTTAAAATATCTTGTGCAAGTTTCTCTCTATCAATATCCCAATACTTAGGCATATTAATTGTTCCGTGATATAAAGCAATTTCAGATAATACTCTCTTGTGCATACCAATTCAGTATGTAGACTTAACCTATAATAATGTCAAGTATTAAGAAACTTTAGAATCTACTAAATCCCAAGATTGACCTTCTTCATTCCACTGATAACCCCATCTATGAGTTAAAGCTATATTTTGGTCTTTTTGTTCTTGAGTTAGTTCTGGTTCATCACCGATTGGTGATTGCCATCTAGCTTCATCTATTTTTTTGACCCATGATGCATATGGTTTTTTAGGCCAGAAGATTTGATCATCTTCATCCCAAGTATAACCAATACCTGCATAGTTTCCTCTGAATGGAGTTCCGCCGTTTTTATGTTGTCCACCCGCTGTATTATAGGAAGTTTGAATCCACATTTGAGCAGGCCAATTATTATGTTGTTCTAAATATTGTTGACCTACTGCTTCGTCTTCAACTCCGTCAGCATTCAACATATCTTTATTATCCAGTGTTAATACTTGAATAACTTTTCCGTTCGCTCCTAATTTTGCAAAGTGTGCCATAATTATCTCCTATTATAATATAGTTATTTTAAAAAATCTACTCATATTGTTATTGGTATTTATATCTAATAATAACAATTCCTGAACCTCCTGATGCACCTGCTGTAATAAAAGCACTTCCACCACCTCCGCCACCAGTATTAGCTGTCCCTGCTGTCCCTGCACCAAAAGCGGCACCAGCACCTCCGCCACCCGATCCACCCGTTCCAGCAGTTGTTCCATTTGAACCTCCTCCACCTCCTCCACCTCTTGTGATAGAAGATCCTGTTATTGAATTTGATATACCGTTTCCACCTGGTCCTGAAAAAGTAGGTGCTCCTGGTCCACCACCACCATTACTTCCTACTGCTTCTGATCCACCTCCTCCAGCTGAACCATAACTCCACGTTCCACCATTTCCTCCAGTATTACCTTGAGGAGGACTAACTGGAGGAGTATTTCCTGATCCACCTGAACCAAAACTAGAACCATTATTTCCTCCTGATCCTCCACCTCCTGAACCACCAGCTACACCATTAGAAGAACAAGAAGGAACTCCTATTGCTCCACCTCCACCGCCAGCTGATGTTATTGTTGAAAATATAGAAGGATTACCATTTGTTCCATTAGAACAAGAACCACCTGATCCACCTGCACCTACTGTAATAGGGTATGTTGTTGTAGAAATTGGAAAAGAACCTGCATTACAACCTGGACTTGGAAATGAAGTTCTTTGTCCACCTGCTCCACCCCCTCCGCCAATAGAACTTCCAGCTCCTCCACCACCTGCTACTACTAAATAATCTATATTAGAGGGACCTCCAGCTGGATTACTTGGTCCATTACCTACTTGTGTAACTGTAAAAGTGCCAGGTCCTGTGAACGTATGAATTTTGTAATCTCCACAACAAGAAACACATCCACCTGTTGCAGTAATAAAAAGTGCAGCTTCAGCAATATCACTTGCCTTGGAAGCATCTGTAAGAACCCATCCACGTGTTGCATCAACATAGATAAATTGTAATGCCGCACCTTCATCAGTGCATTCAAATGTAGCTGATGAACCTTGAATATTATTTCCGTTTGGGTCAATACTTAATTTGTTTGTATCAAAAGTATTTGCATAATCTTTTAAACCAATCACATCACCAGCTGTTGGTGATGCTGGAAAAGTGACTGTAAAAGTTGATGAAGTTGTATTACAAAAATATCCTGTATTAGATACAGCTGTAAATCCAGAAGTTTTTGCAGTGGTATCCCATTCAATTACACCTCTAATACTAGGAAGTGTTCCTCCTGAATTATTTATTGTTCCACCTGTTATTCCTACTGTAGAAATAGTTCCTGCATTTGATAAAGTTGCACCACATGCAATAGATAAAGTATCACCACTGTCTCCAATGGTTTGTGTTGTCCCTTTTCTTGGACTAATTTTATTTGTTTTAATTTCACTCATGGTTATTGATATTTATAACGAATAATAACAATTCCTGAACCACCTGATCCACCTCCTGCTCCTGATCCACCAGCGGCACCACCTCCGCCTCCACCTGTATTGACTGTACCTGAAACAGCAGAATTTGGATTATTAAGTGTACCACCTGCACCTCCACCCCCAGTTCCTCCACTAGGAGCAGAAGCATTGTGTCCTCCACCACCTCCTCCTCCTGCATAACTTACTGGACTTCCTGAAATTGAATTTGGACTACCTGCGCCTCCTGGTCCTCCAATATTTGGAGGAGAAGCATTAGAACCTGTAGCAGAAGCACCTCCACCCCCAGCTCCTGCAGAAGAAGTACAACTTCCTTTACCAACACCACCTGGATTACCTTGAGGTGGACTTACAGGAGGAGTATTTCCTGATCCTGCTGGCCATCCTGGAGATGTTTAAGAACCAGAACCTCCACCACCTGATCCTCCAGGTCGACCTGAACTAGGAAGATTTCTATCACCTCCTCCTCCACCACCTGTGGATGTTATAGTTGAAAATATTGAAGGAGTACCATCACCACCAGTTCTAGTGCTTGGAGTAGCAGTTCCACCTGTTCCTCCACCTCCAACGGTAATTGGATATCCTGTTGCTGAAACAGGAATTACTCCTGCAGGACTAGGAAAAGTTGTTCTATAACCTCCTGCTCCACCTCCTCCTGCAGTTCCATCACCACCTCCACCACCACCAGCTATTACTAAAGAATCTACATTATTTGGTCCTCCTAATGGATTACCAATTGATGAAACACAAAAAGTTCCAGGCCCTGTGAATGTATGAATTTTATAATCTCCACAAGTTGTTATAGTTCCACCTGTGGCTGTAATAAAAGTTGCTGGTTCAGTAATATCAGATGCTTTTGCTGCACCTGTTGAAACCCAACCTTGAGTTCCATCTACATAAATTAATGTGATAGATGTACCTGCAACTGATATTGTAAAATTATTTGCT